CTGTAGCCTGAAGCTTACACTAAGCCATCATAGTGTAGCATGAAGCTTACAAAGGAAAACAGTGTTAGACATAGGTAAGCTTAGTTATTCTATGTCTAACTTAGTTGTACCCTTAGTTATTCTTATTGTTATGTACTAAGGTAATATATAATGAATATAGCTATAGATATACTATGGTATCCCTATGTATGAATGTGATCATAGGTATACTCTAGCTAGCCCTTGTTTACCTGTATACAGAATGTGATCATAGGTATACATACTGTTATATATGTTTAACAGGGCGGCAATCTCTTGGTAGGAGTAGGAATAATCCTTATTTATCAACCATATAGGTACAGTACTTAATTACCACATATTACCTGATTCCAACCCATTTAGACCTCTTATCAGCCTGATACTTGCCTCGGTAGCTATCCAAGCCTCGCCCATGCTTAATGAACTTAGCCAGTTCTTTCTTCAGGGCTTCATCCTTGTGAACCTGTACACCCTTGTTTTCATCCTGTCCGATCTTCTGTGTCCAGTAGTAAACAGCTAGAGCCAGAGCATCCAGTCTATCGTCATGCTTCAATGCTCCTTTATCATAAGAGATACGGGTCATCTGCCATACGAACGACTTCTGAAACTTATTCTCGCCATCGTAAGCACTGGCAGTCTTGTAATCCTCTTCGATCACCTGTGTATCCACGATTAGCTTGTGTCGAGCAAGGACAGGCTCTAGGGTATCAATGATCCTTCGTTCTTTCTGTGCTTGACTTCGTTCACTCTCAGTAACCCTACAGGGGTGTATGTCAGCTATAACAGGTTTAAACAATTCGAGATACATACCATCACCAAAGTTAGGTTCAATGATAACCTCGTTAACACCTTCTTCCTTAGCTATAAGTGCCAGTGCTCTTAGTGTAGGTGTATCATAGCCACCACTAAAGCCTCCCACTCGTCTAGCAAAGAGAAACCCGTTTAACATTCGTACTACCGCATAGCCAGTTTCATCCTTACCTCGTCCACTCGGGTCAATCGCCATGACTGTCCCTGTAAACTCCTTGAAGTCCTCGGAGATACTAGCTGGCATATAGAACCTGTCACCAGTCATAGCCAGATTAGAGAGGTTCTTTAACTCTCGCTTAAAGTCCGGCAACCAGTTCACCAGCATTGGAGCCTTAGCCCCTGCACCTTTCTGAATGTCCATCACCACCATATCTCTAACCTTGAGAGGAAATCTCTCCAAGTCAGACAACTGGGTAGACAACATGAATTGCAGAGCAAAACCTGTTTTCCCATATTCAGCTTCACGTGCTATTAAGTCATAGTCTGTAAATCGCTGAGGATCAACAGGGGAGCCTTCTGGCAGGAGTTTTACACGTTCTGCTACAAAGGGTGCCAACTTAATTCCATAGCTCTCTACGAGCCTCTGTGAGGGAATACGAGCAGGCCAGATTCTTGTCTCGAATGTCTCAGGTAGTTTATTATATATGGAATCCTCTGTCTGAGGTGTACCAAGGTAAATAATGCGAGCATCGGGGAGGGGCTTAAGAATAGCTGAGAACTCTTTAACACGCTCAATCAGCTTCTCACGCATGTCAGCCGTAGCTGAATTGTTAGGCACCTCAATATCATCCGCTACGATAATGTCAGCACTACTACCACTCAGTTGTGATGTGATACCTACAGAACGCACACTCGGAGATTGATCAGGTGTAGCAGGGCCAACATCAAACTCAACTCGGGAAGCACGTTGGCCTTCCTTAGCCTTCAAGTGAGCAAGCAGCGGCATATCATTGATAAGCTGCATGGTGAATGTGGTGAAGTTGTCAGCCCTGTTCTTACTGGCTGATACCACGAATATCTTTTTCTGAGGGTCTTTCAATAGTTCCCACAGCACATACGCAGACGTAATGAAAGACTTGCCTACACCACGAAAAGCCTGAATACAAACCTTAGGCTGGGACTTCTGTAAGTAGTTAGCAATGTCATATTGAACTTCAGTTGGCATTGGTAGGTTAATGTGATCCCATACCAGCTTTAAGAATATCCTGAAGTCACCTTTAATCTTTAGGAGTAGTGCAGCATCCTTACTTATCGTTTTCATCGAACTCAGGAAGTGCATGATACAACTTAGACATAGTATCACCTGTTTCTACCAGTGACACAATGTTGTTATCTTTGAGGAGCTTGATTGCAGCGTTAATCTCTGCAACACTGGCCTCACCAGATTGAACCTTGTCTAACAGTTGTTTGGCTACGGCTTCGTGGAGTTTACCTAAGGTAGCCTCTGAAGCTCTTGCAGCAGTTGTGTTTGAAATCAATTCTATGGCCCTACACAGCGCCACAGACGGCAAACTTTTGATTCTAGCTATATCAGTGCCAAAAAGAAAAACCTGCCGTCTACGGGCATTTAAATTAGTGTACCGAGTCGGTCACCACTTCAGGGACAGGCTCAGGTTTTACAGGGATAACTACAGGAGCTACCTCAGGTACAACAACTGGCTCTGCCACTATAACTGGTGCTACCACTACAGCAGCAGCTTCATCATTGATAAAAGCAGGGGCTTCAGGGCGACCAGTAGCAGGATCAAAAGTTGATACCAATGGGCGGTCATCTTGTTCGTAAGTGATTTTCATAAGTTGTTCCTTAGAACTGCCAGAAGTTGCCAGTACCATCTGAGATAAATCGAGCAGAGGTAGCAGCAGCTACGGAGACACCAGCGTTAACAGCACCACCATTGATAGCATAGCCAACAGGCGGATACACAGTGATGGCATTAGCGCCACTATTCTTTACTACTTGTTCGGAGTTCCTACCCACGTTAGGAGAGAGTCCAGCGCCAGTAGAGGCAGCAACAGTAGCAAACTGGTTATACACTGCCTGCAATGGCAAGGCTGTAGCCTGAGTTGCACCCTGAGCTACAAGACCAGTCTGAAGCATAGTGATAATTCCTTTCAATGGTGAGGCATTCTCTTCAACACGAGAGAGTACGTTACCAGATACATAAGTTGAGACACGTGCACGGAAGTAGGTCACACCTGTCAGGTCAACTTGGTAACGCCCTTTAGACGTAGTTGTACCATTAGTTGCCTGTAGGTTAGGGTTACCCGCAATAAGCTGGTATACACCCGTAGTCATAGTTGTCCATGTAGCGTTGTCAGGAGCAGACTCAAAGGTAATAGTTGAACCGTTACCATTGTCATCAAGGATAACATCAAGGCTAGTGATTGAGTTCACATTAGCCTGATAGATTACACCGAGAGCCTGAAGTGTATAGTTTGAAGTTAGTACGGACATTAGTTTACCCGATCAACCAGTTCGTACCATCAGAGTACACTGGGACTTTATTAGTACCACCACCTACCACTGTTGAGGCAAAGGTAGACGCTGTTGCATCTGTTACGAATGAGCGAGCACCAGCACCAACAGTTGCAGCAGCCAGAAGGGCGGCTACAGTGGTAGGAGTAGTTTTAACTGGGCCAGCAAAGGTAGCCAGCTTAGTGCTATCAATAGTCATAGCATCCACCCAAGCGTTTACAGAGGAACCGCTAATGCCAGCCGGAGCTACCTGAACCTTGAATGAGCCACCCAAGCCAATACCAGTGCCAGCAGGAGCTTGCAGAGTCATGTTAGGGGCAGCAGTGTTGGTTGTGCCTGCTACTACAGACTGCGCTGTGATCGTTTGAGCGTTCGGAACCGCTACGTCAAATCCACCAATTTGTAAATTGTTTGCGCTGCGACGATTGAGTTTAACATCACCCGTGCCAATAGCGCCAGCGACATTTGACCACGACAAAACCGCGTTTGCACCGATTTGAGATTGTGATGGTTGCCAATATTGCGTGACAATTCCCGCAATCGAAACCCCCCAAGATTGCGTTCCGTTTGGAGGAAACATTCCAGTCGTCAAATCATTTGATACGGTAAACGACGGCGCTGCGGCGCTGCCAGTCCAAGGCACGACAATTTGAGTAGGCTGAACTGGCAAAGCGTTATTACCCGTAGACAATTCATACGTTGTAGACACAGTTCCACTTACGTAAACACTTACGCTAAACCGGATATACTTAGTAGTCACAGGGAAGAAGTAAACACCCTTGTTAGAGAATGTGGAAACCCAAAGGGCAGTCAGTGCACCCGCAGCTACAGAGGAGCCGCCAGTGTAGGCAGTCCACACAGAGTTATCAGGTGAAGTCTCAACCAGCAGTGTTGAACCACCACCGTTATCAACTACACGCAGATCAATGCCATTACAGTTAGTTGTCTCAAGGGCAAGGAAGACACCTGTGTTCGACACTGGACCCAGATTGATAATGTTTGTTGCCACTTACTTAACCCATCCTTCGCCAAGGCAGCAGTTTACAACAGCCGTTCCAGCGGTATTTCGTACTCGGTAGTAGCGAGCTTGAACCATGTACACAATCATGGTGTTAGCTACAGTGAGTGCACCTAATGCACTACCACCATACCCAGGTGTTACCCCTGATAGAGACACCCAGTTAGCTGCATCATTAGAGATTTCAACTACCACGTTAGGAGTGGAACCCGAGATTAGATGTACACAAAGGATAGCATCACCAGCACGGACTTCTTCCTGAACCAGTGTAGCTACACCACCTGATCCTTCTTTAGTTCTATTCATTTTTTACATGTAGCCTTATATACAGCGTTATTCTCCACTGTTGCATTCTGAGTCTCACGTGTGTCTAGTTTAGACCAGTATACAGGCTTATAGAGCTTGCAGTATACACGTGTTTCATCAATCTTAGTGGTAATATCTGTCGAGTTAATCCCTACGGAACCCGTCGTCTGGCAAGCTGCTAGAGGGAGGGATAACATTGTTAGCAGCATGAGCCGCTGCCCGAGCTTTGTCAGCGTTGTCAATTATGTCAGCCTGAGTCTTCAGCAGCACAGCAATCGCTTGTGCCTCACCAGCATTCATTAAGTCCCTCTCCCGAGCATAGGTTAGCCCGAGAGAGAGAAGTTGGGCTAATGCTAGAAGCAGTTTAGCCATTGTAAACATTAGGCAGACTTAGCCACAGCCACACGAATAGCACCAAGGCCAGCAGCAGCTTCAACAGCGTATACCCAGTCAGGGACTACGTAGCCAAGAGCCTGAGCACCAGCAGTCAGGGCGACAACAACAGCGGAGATATAGGTTTTCTTACCATTAAGAAAGTTGAGTACAGAAGTCATATTTATTATTCCTTGCCGAACAATGCGGCCTCAGCGGCACGGCGGCGGGTCAAGCCAGCGAGGGGTGTACCTCCTGCTTTATTCCATTTAGCAAACTCACCAGCAGCAGCTTTAAACTGCTTGGCATTGACGAGTTTCAATAGTGTTGAGTGTTGTAGGTTAGAAGCTCCACAGTTGTAGGCAAAGCTAACCAAAGCTCCAAACTGGTTATCAGTCAGGTGTGTAGTCACAAGTTGTTCTACATGGTCTTCAAACTGGGATAGATCATCACGGAGAAACTGTTCAGCTTGAGCCTGTGTAATCACCTGTCCAGCATGTAC